CCAATACTATTTCTTCTAGAAGTTATGGTTTTAAAAGTTTCTCCAGACTCAATATAGACATCTTCGGCATGAAGATAGTTATCAACACTTGAAGAGTTCAATGTTGCAATAAGAGTTTTAGAGTCATAAGTTCCCCAGCTTCCATAATCATTATCTATAACTATATAATTAGTTCCGCTACCTTTTGGTATAAATAATTCACCACATGGGCATGGATCAATTTCCCTTACGCAGTCTACACCACTTTGTGGAATTACTATGTAGTTGTTTGGATCATCTAGTGGGTTTATTGTTGTGGTTGTGACAGCAGTTTCTACTGGAGTATAAGATATGTATGGACTCGGCCTTTTAGCACACCTTTTAGGTCTTCCCATATTATCATATCCTTATTTTCCGCAACAGTCGCAAGCTGTAGATTCGCTACTAACCCATAATGGCCTATATTCATCATTTATCTTAATTGCTATTACAAAATCATTTCTATTTATCTGTAGGAATTTATCTCTATTGCTAACGTAGATATCATTACTATCTCTTGTTCTTATTATTCCGCTAGTTGGGGTATTGAAATCTCCTACAATTACTTGTTCTTGAGCTATGCCTTCTATTAACAGTGAGCTTAAAATATTTGAATTTTCAATTGACAAGCCACTTGCAAAATTAACTGGAGCAGCACTATATAAAGAAGTATTATCACTAAATCTTATAGCATTTTGTAATCTTAAATCACCCTTCAATTCAGCATAAGGAATACCACTATCAGCAAATTCATAAGTTGCAACATTAGATAATGGTTCTCCTGAGTGTTTAAGTGTCAATAGATCTACTGTTTCATTACCAGTAAACTTAAAAGTTAATTGATTTTGTGGATAATCATCTCCAGAAGTATCAGTAACTTCTATAACATTATTTCTTAATGATAAACTTTCTGTTCTATCAGCACTTTCTAAGTAGAATGAGCCCTCTGGCATAAATAACTGTCTATTACCAGCATTAAGATTGCCGCTTAATAGTGGCGATGAGCCATTTCCAATTAATAATACATCATTAACATTGTAATCATATCCTAAAGAAGAATTACCGATAACAATACTATTGCTTATAGATGCATCAGAATTTCCTAAAGCTTTATATCCAATAATTACATTGTTAGAGCCTTTTGATATTCTGGAACCAGCTAAAGAACCAATGACTACATTATAATCACCAGATACTAGCTCATTTAAGCTATAGTATCCAATAGCTGTGTTATCAATAGCAGCATGGTCATCTAAAATAGACCTATCGTAATTACAACCAATACCACCAAGAGTATTTCTATTATCATCTGTGAATAAAAGCCCGTTGGTATCATCATATTTATTGAGAATAACATCAAATTGATTACCACTAGAATCCAAGAAGTACAATGAAGAAGATTGAGTGTCTGCAACTATTTTTTCTTTTACAAATAACTTCCCATATTTTTCTGTAGAAGATACTGATCCAATTGTTTCATTTATACTAACGACTGCTTGATTGTGACCAGAGCCACCTATAGTTATCATATCATCCATTTGGCCGCTAACAGCAAAAAAGCCAATTTTGCCATCTTCGTCCATACGAATAAATATTTCATTACCAGAATCTTTGTAGATACTGATATCAGCTATTCCACTATGATTGTAGTATGTAAATTCAACCCCGCTGTTAATACAATTTTCATGACCAAAAAGCTGCAATGAACTTTGATAATATCCATCACTCTCTGCTGTAGCTCTTATTATGGAATTTGTTGCACTTCTAATATTTAAAGTTGTTTCTGGAAGTTTTAAGTGACTAGTATCCTCAAAGTCATTTATACCAACTACGCCTTCTGAGTCACCACCCTTCATCAACACTAAACTATGAATTGGCTCTGATGTATTGTCGTATGAACTAATAGCTAATCTATCTGACAATGGACCTGTGTAATCAATGTTCGCATCATCAAAATATTTAATCTCAAATCCCTTTAGTTTCTGCTTATTGTTATTATTTCCATCTAGCTGATTAAGTTTAATTCCGGTCAGAAATCTCTGAGCAACATTAACACCAGATTGATATGCGCCATATGTGCATATATAATCTCCAGTTGCAGTTGTGTCTGGAATTGTTCCATACAAGAAATTAATATCACCAATACCATTAGCAGAGTTGTTTGCTGCAACTTCTTGAGAAAAATATATCTTGCGACCATTATTATTATCTCTTACAAATATTCCCCATCCACTAGGTTGAGTTACTAGAGATAAATTTCCACTACCAAGTATTCTATCTGTTTTTACATGACACCCACCACTAACATGAATACTTATGTTGCTATTCCAAGAAGATCTTGAATAAACATTATCTTCTTCTAAAAAGGTTAAAAATGGATTACTGGGCTTAAACTGAAAGTAATAATCTCTCCTATATGAATTATTAGCACCACTAGACTGTATTAGAAAGCCAGCGTCTTCAAGTTCTTGATCATTAAGATATCCACAAGGATGATCAGGATCACATTCGCCGCTTGAAGCTAAATAAATTGTTTTACAAGAATATCCACATAAATCTACAGCTGTATATGTATTAGTGATTATTTCATCAAAATATCCAACTTTCCATCTATTATCTAATGTTCCAAGGGAGTAAGTATTATTATCTTCTGGTATAAGATTATGACCTACTTGTACTCCAGAAAGTGCATAAGAATATACAATATCGCCACTAGGAAAAGATATCCCACTAGAAAGATATAGTTTATTGAAGTTGTAGGAATTGGACCCAAGATTAAACTCAGCATTTTTAGATGGTGTTATCGCTCCACTAACTTGCAGAACGCCATCATTATGCAAAGTATCAACAGCGATGCCAAACCTAAAATCACTCAAATCACCAAAAACAAGAGGAGTTAATCCTGAACCAAGTGGATTTTCACATATGTATCCAGAATCAATAGGATGAGCAGCTATATAAAGTTTGTAACTATCGTTATTTCCTATATAGTATCCAGCACTATGACCAATACCTATGTTATAATGACCAAATTTATTGGATTCTAAAGTATAATTACCAAGCCCAACATTACCATAACCATTGGTGTTTGCAGACACAGATTTATAACCAACTGCAACATTGTCTCCACCATAAACATTACAACTTAACGCACTAGATCCAACTGCTGTATTTTTAGTACCTTGAAAGTTATTTCTTAAAGCAGCATGTCCAAATGCAGAATTATCTTCATTATTGCTATTTGTTACATAGTAATTTTTAAATGTATCTTTACCGGCTCTAGTAACTCTAGTGTCTAGTGAACCAAAATTATTAGTGTCTAAGTCTTTTCCTTGCATCAATATATGAACAGAATCAACAATATCTAAAAGATTATGCCGTATATCATATGGAGATATTTGCCCAGTAGAATTATCTGATAACTCTGTAAGTATATTTTCTACAAGTTGTTGCTTGCTAATAATCATTTATGAAAGCCTTATTTTATTTGAGACTGATTTCTAAAGAATTGCTATTAAATTTGATACTATCACCAATAAAAACGTTTCTTGGATTTTGCAGTTGAGCGTACATTAATAAATTTCCACTACCATGCATAGCACTGTCAACAATAGCAACACCTGAAACCCATCCCCAATCAGTAAAGGCTGTATTGAAAACTAGGTCTAACTTATTTTTGATAAATCCATTACCTTCATACTGTGTGTAGCCACCCGTTGTTTGAGAACCGCTAACAGAAGATCCAAATGGAGCATAAAAGTTTACACCTGGAAAAGTATTGGAAAAACTAAATTCTATTGGGGCAGCTTGTGTGTCAGCTGCCTGAGCAACAGATTCTGATAAATACAAAGGATAAAAATATCCACTATGGTCAACTTCTTCACTATAGACTTGATAAATAGTTGAATCATCTACGCCAACTGTATTCCAATTAGCATCGCCGCTATCTGCTGGTGCCCCAAGTTCGACTCTAGCATAATTAGTTGTTACAAAATCATTACCTTGAGCAACGCCAGAAGGAATTTCTGAAATTGTTTCTCCAGTGTCGGAATCAATTGGTACGTCTGAAGTAAGAGCTATTGCAATATTTTCTGGTCTATCAAAAGCCGTATTTCTGAATAAATGACTAAGAAGACCAGATTCTAAATAATCTGATAAAGCGGCCATATTTGCCTCCTAGAGTGAGTCCTGAATGTATACATCTATTGTATTATACACAAAAAAAGCCGCCCCCAACTAATGAGAGCGGCTTAATTTGTTTACATCACTAGAAACTAGAATGAGCCAAGAATGACTCTTCTGTTATCTAGAACGCCAAAGCCAAGCTCTGCAAAGCCATAGTAACCAGCACGTTGCTGACGATGGAGAGTTGGGTCTTCAAAGACCTGAAGCTGCTCCTTAACTGGCATAACAAAGCTGTCATTAGCTGACTGATCAAGACCAACGACAAGTTCTAAGTCGCTAGCTTCTACAGCACCTGAAAGCTCATTGGTGAAGAAGTCCTGATATTCCTGACCTTCGCCAAGTTCATCAAGATCATGAAGGTTAACACCAAAGATACGTGTAATAGGAGCACCATCTTCTGCGGCGTTATAAATTTCACGACGAGTTACTTCGTCAACCTGATCAAGACCCCAGTTACGGATGTCTTCAAGAGCTTCTGGTGAAACGTACATATCAGTTAGACGGCCACGACCAACTGAAGCACTGTTACCACCTGAATTACGACGCATAACAGTCTGCATAAGTGAAACGAGTCTCTTGCTGAAAAGACCAGCAGTAGCATCGCCATCATATACAAGAATGTTACGATCAACGCCAGCAGCAAGAAGTGTGTGCCAGCCATCGTCATTCATCTTCTTTACAAAGCCAGCTTCCATAACCTGCATAGCACGACCAACAATATCCCATCTAGCTTCACGGGCATAGCGAAGTAGATAGTCTACTGATGAAGCAATGCTATAGGTTGGAATCATTACGAAGTCACCTTCGACTGAACGCTCTGGAACTCTACCATGACCAGGATTGGTATAAGCAACGTGCTCACCTTCAAGGCCAGGAGAAATGAGATCAAGAGGATATTCAGTTGTGGCACCGGGCTCAACATTAATGGTTTCAAAAATGTTACCAAGAATGTTGCCAACTAGAACGCCCTTGCGAAGAGGAAGTTCTAGAGCTTTTGCAAACTCACGCTGTGCAGCCTGAGCTACATTGATGTCGGAATCCCCTGACTTACGTAGGAGAGCGACAAATTCGTCACTTGGTCTAGTATTAATTGGCATAGTTTTATTCTCCTTTTATTTAGTTAATTAGTTCAGGGGAGGTTCACTTCTACTTTAGCATAACCATCTTCGTCCCTTGAAGAAAGGAAACGACCAACCTGTAGAACGCCTGAGCTACCAGGAGAGTCTTTACGAAGATTGCCAGCATTTACATGGCAAGCATAAGCTGGATCACCAGCAGATGGTGTACCTGTAATGTTATTAGTTACGACATACCCCTTACGGAGAACTGTAACCTTGCCGCCCTTCTGTACCTCATCCTTATGCTGATTAAGATGAGTACGAGTAAGATCCTTGTTTACAACATCATTTAGAAGTAGACCAACTGGCACGGTTGCTGAAGTGGCAAGCTGGTACTTAACAAGGTTCACACCTTGGTCCATAGCTGCACCAGAACCAGCAGTTGAATCATGTGTTACAACGCCGCCACGGGTAGCAGTACCATCATTGTAAAAGAAACTGATATCAGTCTGAAGTTCATATCTATCTGATTTTAGAGCCATAATTATATCTCCTTTTTATCACTTATGTAGTACGTTGTTTTCTAGCCATTCGGCTACACTAGCTCTTGTAGCTTCTAGCTCGTCAGTATCGTCAGAAGCGTCAACAAGAGTTGCTTCTGTTGACTTAACGCCATCAAAAAGTTCTTCTGACACTTCTTCTTCAGCCTTTGAATCTTCAACTGCATCAGAAGCATCTACCTCTGCTTTTACTTCTTCTTCCTTTTTCATATCCTTCTTAGCCTTCATCTTCTTGTTGTACATAGCAACAATAGTGTTGAAAGCTTCGTCTTCTAGCACATCATAAAGAGCGACGGATTCTTCTGCTTCGTCAGCATCAAACCCAGCTTCTACAAGACTAGCCTTACGTTTTTCATCTCGCTGCATCTTCTTCATCTTTTTCATTTCTTCTTCCTTCTTCTCCATCTTACCGTGCATCTCGGCAATGGAGTCTTCTAAGGACTTGACAGCTTCTTCTGTAGCTGCAAGTTTTTCCTGAAGTGCAGAAATTTCATCAGCCTTAGCTGTTAAATCACCTTCAAGTGAGGCAATTGTATCAGCATACTCTTTGTCTTTAGCGGCTTCGATTTGGGCACGAATAGCCTTATTTTCTTCTTTGGCAGATGCTAGCTCAGTTTGAACTTCTGCAAGCTGCCTCTCTAAAACATTAGTATCAGCCATATTTACTTCTCCTTGTGAAACCTGAGTAAAATTAGAATCGTTTGTTGAGAAAGCCTTGCTAGCATCAAGAATGACACTTCGTGGATTTGCTGGTTTAGATACTAGACCTTTACCAGAAAAAGAAATGTCCCTTAATGATCTACCAATTTTGTAGCCTTCGTACTCTCCCGTACCACCGTAAGCACGTAAATGTTTTGTTAAAAATGATGATTTTTCATCTCTAGCAACAACTTTAGCTTGTCCATCCTCACCTAGAATAGAATAATCAAATCCAGCAAATAAACATTCCATAGAAACGAACCATTTGCCCTCTTCTATTTCTGCTATAATTTGCTGCATTCTTTCTCTATTCTCAGTATTAGTCCAACTATTATACAAAACAGCTTCTGTAATAATATCAAATTCTTTTGGTGTGTCTTCTGTATTTTCTGCTATAGCATTGCCATCTCTATCTACAACGTAAGACCCAGTAATATGACCAATGATATCATTTTCATTGTGCATAAAGTTAAATTGTTTGTCTTCTGGAGTAGACCTTGCAGCCCAAGTGGCTTCTGGTGAAAAAACGTCATCGTTTTTATTCCAACCAGTAGAAACTAAAACAGATTTAAGATAATATAAGTCAACCTGTTTTGGGTTGGCACTGCTAGCTTTAATCTTGTCTAAAAATTCTCTAGAACAAGATGAATGTGGCACAGTTGAAATTGTAGCTGGAACGCAATACGCAACAGATGTATCTGTTCGTACAACTTCAGCGATGCCATCAGTTATTTCATTTTGGTATATTTTCATAGTGTTCCTCTCAAAAGCATTATACACAAAATTATTTTGAACACGCAATTAAGCTAGTTTATGCTCAATATATCGCCCTATAATCATTCTGTGATAATCATCAATTGTAGAATTATCGAGAGTTATATTAGATTCATTAATACAGATAGCAAATGACTTAGGAATTTTCTTGTTCTGTTTAAGTATAGCAATTACTTTATCCTGCGTGACATTCTGCATTTCCACTAAATTTGTAAATACATCTAGCTTGATAGTCTCAAGTTCTTTAAATTCAGCCTTAGTTAATTGTCTTAAATTTTTCTTCTCTAATGAAGACATATATGCTTTGCTAATAATAGCAGAGGCGTCATCCCAAGCTTTATAAGCCCAACTTAATAATTCGGCTACTCCTGGCTTTGACCTTGGTTGTTCTACTCTTTGTTTACGTGGACCTTCGTCCTGTTTCAATGGTGGACGACCATTGTCATTTTGCTGTTGTTTTTGTTGCTTATCTCTAAGCTTCATATTGATATCGCCCTGTTTCTGAATCTTCTCAAGATCATTTTTGTGATTAGCATTATGAAAAGGACCGGCTTTATCTGGATAAACATCATTATTACGATCTTTAAGCTCTCTTTTAAGTCTAATCTTTTCAATTTCTGGAATTTCCTTGAATCTCTGAATAAGAGTTTCGTGACTAATAATATCTCTATCAGCAAGTTGAATAAGTAAATTCTTTTCAGCGGCTTCATCGGATAGAGTCATTTGATCAAATTGCACATGAGCCTTATATCTAAAGCCCATAGCTTTACGTACAATTTCAAGCTCTTTTTCCCAGAAACGAATAAGCTGATCTCTACCGTATTGCAGTCTTTCTACAAGTGTTTTTAGTGAGATAAAGTTATTAGTAAAACCGCCGCCATTTGTAGCCATTCCAGTTAAAGTTGGTGGAACACCTAAACCAGCATAAATGCTATTTAAAACAGATGTATACTTTTCAGATCCTAAGAACTTATAAACTTCGCTACTCGACTCTTGGAATGATAGCTCTGGACCCCACACAAGCTCCATAGTGCCACCGCCAACATTACTAGCTAAAATATCACGTAATTTATTAATAGCAGCTTTATTTGGTAAAATCTTATGGTCTAGATTACCAAGAGTCCACAGTCTAATGTTTGAAATAGCACCATCTAATGCAGACATATCTGCAAGTCTCATTTTTTCAAGCATTACTATATCATCAAGAATAGCATAAATCATTGGATTGGCCCATTGCTTCCAATCGTCTTTCTTGTAGTAAAAGACTCCTAGCCTTTCTGGCTCTAATGGAATATCTTTCTGACCATTCATTAAAGATTTTTTAATTACTGGTGGTAGAGTTTCCAGAACATGGCTAGGAATATCACCGCTTGTAAACTTATCAAAAAATGAATTTGTAGTAATTGTATAGTTGTTCAAGCCCATGAATAATGATAAATTTCCATCTTTCATTTTTACAGTAAGTGGATTGAAGAAATTGTATCTCCAAGGTATCTGGTTCTGAGCAACTTCTGGTAACTCAACCTTAATATCATTAGCCAATGACTTCATGTACTGCTTTAGCTGTGGAGTGATATCAGCATAGCTACGATAAACAATTACATTGCCACACTTATAAAGATTGTTAAGAAATCTCTCTGATCTTTCCTTACCGTTGATACTCTTGAACCATTGCTGATAAAATCTTTCTACGCTCTTGTTCTGATGTACAATCTGTATACCTTGGCTTCCAAAATCGCCCATCAAATCAATTATATTACGGATGATACCAACTTTATCATACGCATCCATACACATCTTAATGATACGACGCTGTTGGTTTGGAACTGCCTCGTTTGGTCTAAAAGAATAGTAATCACTAGCATTAAAACCTGGACGAACACTTCTATTAGGCTCAATATCAATAAAATTTCTATAAGTATTGCCCTGTGTTTTAGATAAACCGGTGTATGAATCTAAGCTTTCAGAAAATTGGGCAAAAGCATTTGTTTTACTTGTAGAATCATTATCGTTCCAAGTTATCATATTCTCGTTCATAGTATTTCCCGTAATGTAATTGTAATTGGATTGCCTACCATTTAATACACATCTTTCATGGAATCTGTAAACCAACTTGGACCAGAGTACATGTTAGGATTTTCGTCTTTAGACCTAAACTCGCCACCAGTTGCAAAACCACCATAAAACTTATATTCTTCTTGTTCTGGTGTTCTTTGTATAATTCTAGCAGCCATATTAGCCATTAATAGTGCCGAATAACGGTCTTTACGCATTTTACTTTTTTTACCAGTGCCAATTACAACTTCTGGAGTATCCCATCTATCTCTACCATTAGACGTTTGAGTCATCTGTATCATTGATAGTTCGTCTTTTAACTCTTCAATTTCCATAACACAATCTTCAAGTGTGTCGTACATTCTATTCTTAATGGAGTCTTCAGAGTTAGATAATCCAATTGTAATAGAATCAAAATAAGGAAAAACCAAAACTTTGTCTTCAAAATCTTTCCTCATTCCATGATTAGCTTCTGATAACCAATCATACTTAGCAAATTGACACATTTCTATAATATGCAATCCACGTTCACCGTCTGTATCTTTGGGTTTATTGTCATCTATAACAGGCCATAATGGAAGCTCTCCGTCTTTAATTTTGTCACGATCATGAAGCGACTCAGTAACAGCAACCCCACCGCCCTGTGCATCAATGGCAATATGTATACATGGATATAACTTCATTAAGTCTCTAATTTTGCGAGCACAGTATGCATAAAAATCTGTTTCTGTTGAATAACCCTTTTTAACAAGCTCTTTATGTTGTGAACGATTTGTTGTCCAACAATGCACAATTCTTCTATGATCTGAATTTACCTCTAATACTATTATACTGAAATTATCAACTTCTGACGCTGGGTCAACACCAAAAATGTATTTTTTTTCATGATCACCCATTAAATTGGCTTCAAATTTTATCTCGTTTCCTTTACTATCTTTTATTGAGTTTGAATCAGAAACAACACAAGACTCTATTAAAGATCTCTTAAAGAATCCTTGAGAATCTCTAGTAAAACATGCTCCATATTCCATCTGATATATGCCAGTATGAACAGTTGCTTTAGATCTAGCTACCTGATCGGCATCCATAAAACCTTTTGGTAATAGCTCATATGGAACCCTAATGATGGAATACTGAGTCCAATCAAAATTTTCTGGTGGATCGTCACCACCAAATATTTCTCTTAGTTTTTGTAAATCTCCCTGGCTTTTGATGATAGCCTTCCACTTCTTCCAATAAGTAGCAAAATGATTAAAATCATAGTAAGCGGTTCCTGACAAAATTATCTGATTATCCTTCTTGTCTTCTTTCTGCTTGCCTCCTTCTTCTAATGTTATTCCTAACTCTTGTGCTTTCTTTTCAGATGCTATACGTTTCACATTTGCTACAGGATCTGAACTAACAGCGGCAAAACCAGCTACAACATTTTCAAAAATTTCTCTTGGTATAGATGCAAATTCGTCTGCAAGAATATCATTAGCTCTCTGACCTCTAATTTTCTGTCCGTCACCAAGAGGTAAACATGTAATAGTACTATCATTGAGTCTTAACACGCACCTATCTGTATCTCTACGTGGTCCACTGTCAGCATCACAGATATCCCTAAGCATCGAAGAATTACGCCACATAGTCTCCATATATTCAAAAATAACCTTAGATTGTCTAAAGGCAGCACCTACTACCACAATCTTTCTACGTGGCAAAATCAAGGCTCTGAGGACCGCATAGAGTGATAACATAAATGACTTACCAAAACCTCGACTTGCTATCAACATTGGAAACTTACGATTCCAAATTTCATGCAGTATTAAAGCTTGTGAAGGTAAGAGATTAATCCCTAGTATGTGACTAGCTGTAAAAGATAAATATTCAGGCCTTGTCATTAAATAGGCTAACTTTAGATGAAAGTCATCTTCGCTAGGTTTCAATATAGACATGGGATTGAAAAGATCAGCATCTATTTGATCTAGACCTAACCATGCTTCGTCAATATTTTTAAATTCTTGCTTCTTTACCATCTGCTTATCACTTCATCTGCGAAACCGTGGTATACAGCTTCTTCTGCTGACATATACCAATCTCCATCTTTGAATTTTCTTTGAAGATATTTCTTGACTTTAGGAATGTCATACCCTTTTTCTTTAAAGAATTTTCCACTTACACATTTAGAGGCATATATCTCTAGCATATCATTACATATCTTTTTATCATAAGAAAGCCAGTTATGAACATTTTGATACTGACTTATATAGCCACTAGTACCGTAATGAACCATGAAATACGAATTCTTTGTTAGAAGCCTCCTGTGGGCGGCTTGTAAGATTATAGTGCTCATAGACTCGGTTTGACCATAAGAAACTATTGTAATTTTTGATTTACATAAATTCATAGCATCGTACATAGCCATTCCATCTGCCCATTCTCCACCAGTACTCTGCATGTGTATCTTAATTGGCTCTGAACTATCAAGTGCTAATGCTCTGAGATTTTTTATAAACGTAACGGACATCTTGTATTCAACGCCTGGATTTTCTTCGTAGCTATGATGGTTGTGTAAAAATATCTCTCTATTCTTTAAATTGGCACAGTTATGATGAAAGTCGAATAATATTTCATTCTCATTTGATGCCATTATTTTTTTCTCCCGATTGTGTACATTTCGTTTATACGTTTAAAAATACTACTAACAGCTAAAAATGCATTATGTTTATCACCACAGAATAAAACATGTATGTTATTATACATCTGAAACTCAATTAAACACTTCAACATGTATCTTCCGGTAATTTTTACAGCAGACTTATTTTTAATTGGTATTCTTGTATCTTTAGGAAACTTAACAAGATCTTCTAATGAAAATTCAAGAACAATAAACTTATGAGGAAAAGGTTCCATTCTAGCAATTTCATTCATAAATGGGTATTTCTTTTGTCCTAGATTAATTGCTAATTCTTCAACACAACCCTTTCGCTCTATGCACACTTTATCTTCTAAGCCAACTATAGAGTAATCTCCAGTATCTAACTTCTGCTCTATCATTCCAGCACAAGTGTTAAACTCAGAGAAAAAATATCCATCTTGTTCTCTGGTATCTTTTATAACAGTAAATGGAGGTGCTTGCTTATAAGCCATTTTGTATTATCGTATTAAAAAGGGATTCATAGTGGTGCTCTC